ATAGTACTGTATCATATATTGGTCAAGGATGGAATAATACAAATACATCGTTATCTGCAACAACAAAAGAAGAGTACCTTTTAGGAATAATTTCTAAACCAGAAATTGAAAGTGATGTATTTATAGATAGGGGAATAATAACAGTTTATGAAAAACATTTAAAAATGTCAGAAATAACTAATATAAATCAATTATCTAGGTATGGAAGTGGGTATTTTAACATTAGTGTTATCTAATGAATTTTACTTATTAATAATGTAATATATATTTAAAAAAAAGAAAAAATGGCTACTGGAACATATGGAATTGTAAGACCTGCGGATGTATCACCAGACGATATTGAAATTTTTTACAATTTTGCACCGACTAGAGATGCAATTTCAACGGATTTGGTTAAAATAACAAATACTAGCGAGGTTTTAATAAAAACAAATAACCCAAATAGGACTGGAACATTTGAAATGTTTGGTGGTATGTATACCTTAAAACTACCTGTTACAATCTTTTCAAACAAGGGGTTTTATACAATTATTATAAAACCGGCTGAAATTAGAACTAAAATCGTTGATGTGGGTGTTTTATCCGCATTTCCAGATATAAAGGGTGTTTTGTTCGACCTAGCCGCTGTTCCAGCAAATTTTACCAGTAGATTTGAAAATAATGGTTTAATTGGTTATAGAATTGAATATATTGACAATTCTAGAACCGACGCGAAAATTCCTAATTTATTTAGAGTCATAACATCAAATAATAGAGCTGAACCTGTAAACCAAAATTTAACTAATTCGAACCAAAAAGCTATTAGATATCGCTTTAATGATAATTCAACATTAGTTTATTGTACTGTTTCACCAAATTCATCATCAAATGTTCAGCCAAATTTATTTCCGTTTATTGGTTCACCAAATCAAGAAGTAATAATTACAAATACTTTTTTCAATCCAATTATGATTGAAGTAGAAATGGTCGAGTATGATAACGAAACAATTGCCTATGCTCTTTATGGCAACCAAAGCAAATCACTTGAGGATGGAATTTACACAGTTTATAATTTCAGTAATCAAATTTACAAACAATACAATTTGTATGAAGTTAAAGATAGATTTACTGGTGTTCCACTATTTGAAGTAAAAGAGCAAAGAAATAATATAGATTTTACTAAAAACTTTACAAACGTAACAGCAGTATAATGGCTAATGATAGAATAAAAGTTGTTGGATATTCACAAAAGGTAACATTAGAAAACAATGTTGAATATAGAAATTTTTCTCCAGACCTAGTTGGTTTACAATTAGCTAATGATGGGGGGACACCTCTTTTTACCCTAGGTAATTTTTCAATTACAACAAATACACAACCAAAAACTAGTAAAATTTTTAGAACTACTAGTTTTTCAAATTTTGTAACTTTAGCTGATTTAGATTTAACTGTTGAACAAGCATTAGATTTATTATATAATAATGCCGGTGTTGTGCTAAATTTAGATAAAACAAAATTATCAAATTATGCACTATTTACTTCATTTAGGGAATTTGTAAGGGTATCATTAGAAAATATAATTATAAACTGGCCTGCGGCTATTTATGTTACCCCCTTATTTTCAATTCCGCCAGACTATGTATCACAAACTGGTTCAACTGTAAATAACTATCAGTACAATCCTTTAACACAAAAATCTACATTTAGTGTAAACGTTAACAATTTTGTAAACCAATATGGTATAAACTATTTAAAAAATGGTGATTTAAGTAACACATTTAATGAAACAAACACGCTAAGAAATCTGACATTAAACTATACAAGTTATGCTATATTAGTTAATGGTGTTGAGTATGATATACTTAATTTTGTTGGTTCATCATTTGAATACAATGATTTTGTTTATTTTGAAGTAAAGGGAGACCCGTTTTCAAATACAACAACAGGTGTGGCACAAACATATCATATTAAACCAAATAGTGTAAAAGAAAATGAATTTTTTAATGCACTACCAGATTTTGAATATTACTTGTTAAATAGATTAGTTACACCTAAATATACTGCGACCTTTGATTTTACAATTAGGACTGAACAAGGTATTGTTATAGACACAACAGAATCAGTAACTTGGCCAGTATCTGATGGATATAATTTAGATTTTACAACCGATGCATATGAAGAATATGCAAGACAGTTATTAGAAATATCTGACAATTTTGATTTATCGACATCTAATCTTATGATTAGATTTTTGGTTAGTGAATCAATTACTGACTTCGATACAACAGCGGTAAATTTAACTGATTTAGAGAATCAAACTGCTGACCAAAAAGTAAACAAAACATTAACAATATACGGTAGAGAGTATGACGAAATTAACAAGTTTATAACGGGTATAAAATTTGCTAATACTGTAAGTTATGATAAACTAAACAACACACCTGACATATATTTAAAAAATATTGCTAGAGTTTTAGGTTGGGAATTAGTATCATCAGTGTTAGAAAATAATTTATTAAAAAGCTATGTTACACCACAAGCTTCAACATATTTAGGGCAAAGCGTTGGTTTAACAGCTGTTGAGGCTGATATAGAATTATGGAGACGATTGATATTAAATAGTCCATGGTTATGGAAATCAAAAGGTACTAGAAAAGGAATTGAATTTTTATTTAAATTTATTGGTACACCTTTAGGGTTAATACAATTTAATGAATACATTTATTTAGCTGAAAACAAAATAGATATAGAATTATTTACAGATATCTTAAATATAAATAATTTATTTACAGGTCTTGATGCATATCCGCTAACATTAAGCGGCTACCCAAAACCATTCCCAAATAGTCCTTCACTATATTATCAAAGTGACGGATTGTGGTATAGAGAAACCGGTGGACCAAACTCATCTGTCGATATTACAACTGGAAATAATCCACACGTAGGACCTTATGATGGTGGAAATAAATACTTAAATCAATTTAAAAGTTTAATTCCAAATTTTACACCAACTACTATTAGTTCACAAACGGTAACAATAAACACAACAAATATTTTTACTAACTATAAGTTAGGCACAATAACAGATTATACAGGGGCAACATTTGTTGACATAACTAAAGATGATGGTTCGGATTTTAGTAACGCATATGTTGTTGATACAACAATCATTTTAGACCCTAAAAAAAGAAAAGACGAATCTTATTGTGGGTGTCAGACAGATGATATGTTAAAATCGTTAAGTATATGTATTGATAAAAAAGAAATAACACCAGTTGAAGATTGTAATTTTGCTGATACTAGTACATCAGCTGATGGAACACATTATCTTTTCTATCCTTGGTTTTATGATATAAATAAAAATAAGACAAATACTTATTACGAAACAATATTTGCCAGCACTGGTTGTTGTATAAATAAAGGAACATCAGTTCACTATAATCAAGTTCACAACGATAGAACGTCATTAGGTCCGTTTTCGCTAATTAATAGTGGGTATATTTGTTGTCTTAAAAATCCTTTAACAAACGAAAAAGATGGGGATTGCGGATGTTTTGTTACTTGTAATTGGAGTATAAACAACAAAGTAAGAACAACAGCTATAAGTGGTAATACATATTTAGTTTTTAACGACGAATTAGGTGTGCAAAGAACTAGCTCATATAATGGCTGCAATTGTTTAGCTAATTATACAAAACCAATCTACATAAGAGACCCATTTACGGGCGAATTAGGTTATTCATGCCAATTAACAACAGAAGGTTTAAATGATATAAATTTAACCGATTCAATAATTGTAAAAACATACGAACAAAGAGTAAAAGGGTTAATCGGATGTAATGAGGTTTTACCAAAACCAAATCCAAGCTTACCCCCTAGATTTACGTTAGTAATTGTAAACGATGCAAATCAAGTTGGCAAAACGACAAATAACATATTTTTTCAATCAGCGACAAATCCTTCACTTGGTTCTAATTTTGTAAATGCTAATTCAGCACTAACTGCTAGTTCTTCAAATGGACCTCAAATTGGTTATATGCATGGATATATACCACTAGTCGGTACTTCACCAGAATATAATACAAATGTTGAAATAAACGTTAGTACTGGACTTACACCATTTAATAATGTAAATTTAGCATTTGACCCAACAAAAAATAAAATAGGTTATTTAATTACGACAAATGAGTATGATAATACTACAATTGTTAGTCAATTATCTAGCGTTAATGATTTAACGTCTAGTATCACAATAGAAAGTGTTACACAAAACGTTGGATATTACTCAACACAATATCTATTAACAAATGTTGGAACGCCAACCAATGTTTATATGGTTGTTGACTACAGAGATTTAACAGTAGAAACAAACACACCAACAACACCAACATCACCAAGAAGTAGTGTTACCCTATGCCATGCGATATCAAATCAAACAGGTACAGAAAAAACATATAATTTTAGAGATGTAAATAATACACCGATAACTCGTACAATTAATGGTAACACAACAATTTATATATGTGCTATTCAAAATTCTGTTAGTGGTGAAAATTTATTAATTGCACCTACTAATAATACATGTACATCAGATATTGCATGTCAAGTATTTACACCAATAAGTAACGCATCAAACTTTGTTGTGATAAATAATACTGGTAATAATATTATAAACAGTATTACAGCTAATGGAAGTTCACTACCAGGCGGTCGTTCAGCGTATTATCCACTAGGACCAAACGG